AAAGAATGCGTCAGCAACGTGATTAGGAACAAAGGCGAACTCGTCCAGAAAAAGAATGTTAAAAGACATTCCTCGGACAGCTGAAGCGGAAGTTGATGCAGCGAGTATTTTTGATCCGTTTTCCAGTTCGATGTTTCCTTTATTCCAGACCAGAATGCCTTGTTGCATCCACTTAGGTAAGTTCTCATATGCAGTAGCTAACCTCGCTAATAGTTCCCTAGCAGTTGTGGCTTTGTTAGCCAGAATACCAATATTTACACTACTATTAAAAATAGCATAGTGAAGTAGATACGACACACATGTGGTAGACTTACCAGTCTGTCGCGGCATCTTACAGATATTAAATCTGTTATTATGAAAATTATTGATTAACTTCTCTTGGAAGTCATAAGTTTTGAACGGTTGAAGACCATGATCCAAGGTCACAATCTTCACATAGTTTTGAGCAAAGTATACAGGGTCTTCCCTACACTTAATATACTCCTCAATCTGTTCTTGTGTGAACTCAATTGGTGTATTCGCCTTTTTTAGAAGGGGATTACCAAGATAAACATCATTACTCATAAATTACTAACAGTTCCAACGACGACGTGCAGCTAGTCCTCTTTCACCTTTCCAACTCTTAGATCTTGCACAGAAACTCTTTCTACGTCCTGCAGCTTTTGAACCAGGTTTCAGTTTAGAAGGAGGAGTTGTGACAGCAGTTTTCAGGTTACCACCAGTTCTCCTGTTATACTTAGCAACACCCTTAGCTGTCATACCAGCTCCACTATCAGTGCTTCTCTTGTCACCAGACTTTTGAGACATACCACTCATATCCTCTGTGATATCAGACTCAGATGCTGCGGATGATTTTACAGCATCACTAACATTATCTACACTAAACTTGTCAAACATTTTGGGTCCATAACCACATGTTCCACGAGTTTCTCTCTTCTCACAGAGACGACAATACTTCTCTTCTTCTTTTTTCTCAAGAATAGTTTGTTCACCTACATTGATATATGGATCATCATAATCAACAATAGAAAGTGAATATGATCTCAGTTGAGAACCAGGATACATCTTATTCAATGCATCAGCAACCTTCTGTCTGTTGGGAACAGCTGTATCAGGGAAGAACAACTTCACCATCATCATCTTACCTCTCCAACCAAAGATAACCTGATACATGTTACCAGTTTGGATCTTGGTTCTTACCAATTCTTGAAGCTGTCCACCTTTGATAGGGTCAGCCTTGATGATGTCAACCGATTCAATCTCACGAGGTTTGAAATCTCCTGCATCCTGAACAAGGATACCACCAGTGACTTCTTCTGATACACCAGATTTTCTGAGTCTCTTTGCCTGACTCTTGTGCATCTCAACAGCCTTGTCAAGTTCCTTGGCAATGCCTTTCACACTATCAGGATTCTTGTGACTTTCCTTAACTTCAGTTTCTTCCTTCTTGACACAGTTTGGATATTTTTTACCAAACATAGTCTTCATACCTTTCTTCTCATATCCTTTCCAACATGCTTCATCAATAACTTCTACCTCAATACCAGCATACTTCATAGCTGCAATCTGAGTTTCAGTGAAAGCAGGAAGGTCATAGAAACCTTCAAACTCTTCTTTCTTGGTAGAGTTACCCCAGTTAGCTGCACCAACCTTACGACACTTCACCAATGCACCGGAAGCATAAGCTGAAGGCCACACAGAATAACGAGACTTGACCTTACTGTAACAGGCGTCTTTAGTCCCACTACCTTTAGTCTTTTTGTCTTCTGCTTCGTTAAAGGTTTCTTCTTTCATTTTCTTCTTAGGTTTATCAGTAGAAACGTAGGTTGGTTTTGCTGCTCCAGACTTTTGTTGTTGTCCGGGATCTTGTCTTGACTTTCTTGTGTCAGCCGATCGAAGCTCTTTCTTCGACATACTGGCTTTCTTAGCCGAAGAGTAACACTTAGGTGTTCCCTTCTCACCAGGTTCATTAGCACAAGGGGAACCATCAGATTGGACCCAACCGGGTTTACCATCTTTTGATTTAGATTTACCAAACCAATCTCTAAGTCCCTCTTCTTTAATCATCACACACAAGAGTTTTTATTATTTATAGTCCAATAATAGTCAAAGGGTTTGAGAACACAGTGGCTACACCTGTCGTATTATCAAACTCAATTCTATTACTTTCATAATCCAAAGTTTTCATTTTACCTAGATCAACACCATCGCTGGAAATACCAACAGCACCACCACCAGAATTTACTTCGCTAATAAGTCTTGGCATTAGTTAGCAGTCTCCAATACTGAGAGAAGAACTTTTAATGTACTATTAGCACCAGCACTTCCTTTAATGGAGTCATTAGTCTGAAGAACCAACTTACCATCAAGAGGAATATAGGCATCATTGACTGGTACCTGAGCTTCTTTAATAATCTCAGTTGTAGTGGAGTTTCTTACATGTGAAATTGTCACAGTCGTAGCATCACTAGCATAATTGGTGACGTGTGCGTAAAGAACAATACCAGTATATCCAGTCGGTGCAGTGTAGATTGTCTGATCAGATGTGGTCAATACAATCGTTTCTGTTTTGAATCTATTAAGTGCTAACTGTGCCATTTAACTAAGTGCTAGAATGAAAGGGGTCATTTCTGAGAACAGACTTTTGGAGAATGCTCTACCACTAACTGTTCCAGTTGCCTGATTGATTTGGAAGTCATCGCCAATTCTGAAATTACCAGATTGGTCAGTACTAGTATAAATCACACTTCCACCATTTTTGGATACAACTTCATTTGCTTGGATTGTAACTCCACCTCTTTTAGGTGTTGCTGTAGTAATATCATTACCAGAACCGATATACTCAAAGGTATGAGAACTAGCGATGATTTTACTTTGTTGGAAGAAGTATGCCGTAGATGCTACCCCCACTGTGTTGAGTAGATTTTCAGCAAGTGTTAATGTAGTTATACCAGCGGTGATAGGAGTCGAGCTATTTATCGTGTAATAGGTATCTGCCATAACTGCTGTTGCAGTGGCATTTGTTCCTGAATCTGGAGCAGAGATGGTAACAGATGGAGTAGATATATATTGACTTCCACTACTGATGATGGTAATCTCAGTAACTACACCACCTTCTAGAGTGACAAACGATGTAGCTACCTCTCCATTTGGTCCTGTGGGGGATTCGATCGTAACAGATGGAGTAGATGTATATCCACTTCCACCATTCGTGATTGTAATTGATTCTACAGACTTATAAAGTTGATCAAAATAAACAACTTGACCGTCATATGGTCTGGTTGTGGCAGCACCAATATTGATTGCAATATTATCTTGACCAACTGCTCCAGAACTTGTTACAACACCAATATACTGTTGAGGACTTACACCATCAGCAACTAATCCAAATGTTCCAAAACTACAATTACTATTAGCAACATCAGCTTGACCACCTTTATGGACAGTTATTGCTTTATCACAACAAATTGTGAACACAGAAACTAACTGAGCGTATCCTTCATTAGTAACAGCAACTCCAACCCCTCCCTGATTATATTGGGTAAATGCATCAACATTCATCGATTTGGTTTTAACTGCCTTATCTCCATCAATTAAGATACCAGTTCCAGTGGTTGTGTCACTTGTACAATTCTGAATGTAAGGTCCTTTCCATTTTCCACCACCAACGTTAGTCGCACCCGATGTTGGGAATGCGACTGCAGCTGCAGGAGCAGTATGACCAGAGAAAGTCATATTTGCCAGTTTACATCCCTTATTGACATGAAATAGATCTTGAGTTGTATTGCTTGGTAAGACCTTTACAGTTCTTTGATCATCACCAACTACCGCTATGAAAGCAGGAACCACGATTGGATTACTTTCGACATAGTTGCCTGAAAGTACTTTGATAACAGATCCAGATTGTGCAACACCAACAGCTCCAGCAATAGTCAATTTAGCGTTGTCAATAGATGTTCCATTGTTTTCATCATTACCATCTTTAGCAACATAGAAAACATTAGGTGCAGAGTTTATACCTGTTGCACCCGCATTGATCGTTACATTATTACCAATCTCAATATTAGAATTGGAGATGGTAACAATACCAACACCGATTGTTTCATTGTCACCATCAATAGTAATTGATGCACTACCAACAGTGAGGATACCAATAATTCTTGCATCACCACGAACTAAAAGTGCGGTTGTCGCTGTTCCTGCATTAACTTCAAGACCACTTCTGAATGTTGAAAGACCGAGAGAATCTACATGTCTTACATCATCATATGTGATAGTTCCACCAACAGTTACATTTCCAGTCGCTTCAATGTTACCAGAAACAAAAAGAGCAACATCAGATTTTGCAGATGTTGTATTAATACCAACAACCTTTGTAGTGTGAATTCCAACAGAATCAACACCCCAAGTTCCAGCAGCACCAACAGCGTTGAATTCATCACTACCAATTCCAACCCACTTAGATATTTGTGAGTTGTAAATTAAAAGTTTATTATTTCCTGTTGTTTGGTCGAAACTAACATCATCAAGATCCTTGATGAAACCTGCTCCACCACCACCCATTGTGGAAAGTTGAGTTTGAACACGATTGATGAAGATTCTATAGTGATTTGATAGATCATCTAAAGTAGCAAACTTTTGATCCATCGGAGTGAGTGGATCAACACCAGAACCAACACTTTCTTTTTCATCTGGCGGTTCGTTTAGTAGATAATTTTCTTTTAGTTCTTTTAATTCTTTTTGATCTTTTTTGATTAAAGAAACAATATTTCTAATATCTTCAACATTGACCTTTAAAGAATCAATATCTTCTACAATATTAGATACTTCAGTATCATAATACTTAACTTCAGGAAGTGATTTTACTTCTTCGTTAAGATCATTGAAAAACTTTAGAAGAGCTTCGTCAGCCTTTACACTCTGTCTATCAATCTCTTTGATTTGTTCTTGAAGAGATTGTTTTAGTTTATTCTGCTCACTTATGATAGATTTTTTTAATTTTCTATCATCATCTTTAAACTCATTATGTTGTTCCCAAATTCTAGTAGAAACATCTCTAACTTGCTTAAGAAGTTTATCCTTTGTCTCTTCAAGATTTACAACAGTTTGATTGAAATTCTCAGTAAGATCTTTTACATCTATCTTTAGCTCAAATTCTTTAGTTGCAATAGTGTCATTTAATTCATTGACACGATAGTCAATCTTTTCTCTGATAAGATCAAGGTGTCCTTGAACCTTATTAAAGTCATCATCAATGATACTGAAAGTTTTACCAATCCAAGAAAAATCTGGAACCTCTTGAACTTCCTGAACCCAGTCAGGAAATGTAGGAATATTTTGATTTACTTCTTCAATTCTTGATTTTAATGAATTGAGATCACTCTCGTAATATTTTACTTCTGGAAGAGAATTGATTTCTTCCTTTATACGACCAATCTTATCATAAATGAATTGAATATCTGCATCATAATACTTGACCTCTGGGAGTTCAGGTATTTTTGATTCAATTTCAGTTAATTTGTCTTCATTTAAATCTTGAATTTGTGATAGTTTATCACTTAATTCTTTTAGTTGCTCATCATAATACTTAATCTCCGGTATTTCCGGTATATCCTTTCTTACATCATTTACAAGGCGTACTAATTCTGACCACTCTGGAGCAGTTTCTGATAAAACAGTTTCAATATCTTCTTCTTCTAAAGTTTCTACAACTTTCTCTTCAATATATTCCTCAACAGAAGGAAGTTCCTCTTCCTGTTTAACTTCGATAAAATCTTTGTAAGAGGGCAAATTGCTCTCTTCTACTATATCATTTATTGACGGCAGG